AAGTAATTTATTTAATCCTATTCTAACCGCTGGGAAAAAGAATGGTTGTGGATTTATATTTACTTTACGCTTTCCATCGCCTTTATATAATCTTTTTATTTCACTAGGTGGTATTCCTAATTTTGCCGCATCTTTAACATCTACTCTGGTCCCAGTTCCAAACTCTTGATAAGGAGCATACTTTGCCTTAGCAAATATTACAGCGGTTGTTCCCCTAGTTTCGCTTCCAATACTTTGTTTTAAATCACCACCAGTATATTCAGTTCCCTTATAAACTGGAGCTTTGTCAATAGCTTTGTTTTGAATAAATACAGCCGCATGAGCTATGTTTTTTGATAATTCAGTTGTAGATTCTTTTTTTAATAATTCGATTTTTTTACTTAATCTAGCTAAATCCCTTTTATCAATTTTTATATCTATTGCACTCATGATCCAACTTTTACGCCTATTATTGAAGTGTAATTTTTATAATCAGATTCATAAATATCACTAATTCTATAATCTTTGCTTTCGCCCTCAACTTGAAAAAACCAATTACTGTTAATATTATCATCTATAAAATCAATGGTATCTGTTCGACATATTAATTCAACATCAGTTTTTGTTTGTCTTTGCCCATTCTCTGATGACCTGGGACCTTTTAATTGTTTATAGTTGGCCCAAATAGATATATAACTAGTGCTACCGGCTTGAAAACCACCAAATCCATCAGATGTCTTAGTTAATTGTTTTATTACAATTCTAGTATTTAATTTTCCAGGATTCATTATAGAAACATTGCTTTATATGAATTTAAAACATCCCTAACATCAGTCGGAGCTTCATTTATACTTGCACCAGAAATCCAATCAACTCTATTTTCATAATAGGTTGTAGCTAATTGTAAAATGGCTTGTTGCAATAATGAATCATCTAATCCAGCGGTTATATAAACGACAGTCACTTTTTGAGCATATCCATTATCCAACTCAATTGTTTCTTTGTCTAAACCTATATTTGTGTGAGTTAAAGCCACACCATCGGCATGAATACTAGATATTGTGGCAACAGGACCAAAGGGTATATCAAAAATTCCATTAGTTTCATCTAAGTAATAAGATCTATTCTTAGCAACAATATCTCTTGAAATATAATTCTCACACCAGATTCGAGCTTGTGTTATTTGTCTAGCAATAATTGCATCATCAGCGGTTGTATCTATTTTTGCAAATAGTTTTAAATCAGCGGATGATACGATTTCTGATCCTGTTGTTGAATTAATTTTTACTTGCCTCATTTTTGGTTTCTTTTGAATCGAGTTTTAACTCTTTAGTTTCTTTTTTAATTTTTGATTCTTTTTTTTCAATTATAGATTTTGCCCATTTTTTATCAATCCATAATTTTGCCTGTTCATGACCTAAATTAATTTCATCACCCTCATTGTGTCTTTTGCCATCTTTAAGAATAGATATTAATAATTTTATTTTCATAATGAATATTTTATGTAAAGATAAAAAAAAAGTGCCACTAGGGTTTTAATCTAATGGCACCTTAAACTTATTTATGAAATCAATGCAAAGTTATCAAAATTTTCTTTATATGGGCCATCAATTCTCAATCGAATAGTTTTTTGTTCATTATTTTTAATAATAAAAAATCCTTTTAAATTTTCCATATAAATAGCAAAGTAATCAACATACTTTTTTTTATAACATTTACCCTCTCGCCTTAAAACAATTTGCTCAGAATATTTGTTGTGTTTACCTTTTACCCTTGTGTTACTAACATATTTAATTTGTATCTTATATAGATTACCGTTTTTTTCCAAAATACAATCGTAATAAGAGGCATCAAGTAAAGGCATCGATACATTAAAACCATTTTTCATGGCGGTTGCTGTAAAAAGATATTCGCAATAACAACCTTGTTGGTTTTGATTCACTCAATCAAGATATAAAAAAAACCGACTAAATTAATAATCGGTTTTTCAACATTCACTTTAGATTAAAACAAAACAATTATAAATGAAAACTATTATGTGAATGTACTATCTTTTCAATTTGTGATGCTAACTTAAAAATTTCAAGTTTTTTAATTGCTGGGAGTTCTTTCCATATTTTTGGATCAATAGAACTATTAATCATATCATCAATTTTAATCATTTTCATTGTTGTTTGATAATACTGAGATTGATAAAATAATTAATATTGTAGCTGTTAAAAAGTCGGATGATAACAGTATAACCCTAAACCCTAGAAATAGCAAGAGAAACGCTAAAAAGTACCTTAAACGCTGTTTATTCATTTTCTTTAGTTATTGAGATTAAACCTTTTGAATAGCTTTTAAATACATTGTTGATGACATTCCTTTCATATTGCTTTTGCCTTTTAGTTTTATTTAAATTATGTAGAAATTTTTCTTTGTATGGCATAGTTATATTTTTACAGTTAAAAGAATCATTATTATAGTTGCTACTAAATAAAAGCTCAATAGCCATTTCCAATTATTTGGATTTTGTTTTAAGAATTTTTTATACATAATTAAAATTTTATAAATTCACTTGTTTGAAAATATGGTTTTAGAGCTTTATTAATTATTAATTCACCATCTAAGTCATAAGAAACATTAGCTTGATATTTTTCAGTTGATAATATAGTATTACCATTATTAGTTAAAGTTTGATCTATTTTAATTTTGTGTGAATAGTAAGATTTTGATTTACCTATCAAATAAACTTTTCTAATCATCCAGTTGTTTTTTGTTTGTTTTAATAATTTCATACTCCAAATATAAAAGAATTTTTTTAAATAACAAATATATTTTGCATTTATTTTATTATTATTTCACTTTACTCCATAAAAAAAGGGGTAATAAATACCCCTTTAATTAGTATAATAGTTATTATTACGGAGTTTCTAGTGCTGCTTTTGCAGTGCTGAATGTTCCATCGATAATACCATTTGGCAAGTATGTTGCAAGTGCAACTCTTTCCATTACTCTTACAGTAACAAATCCATCTCTTACGTTTGTTCCATCCTCTGTAAAGAACTCAACAGATACGTTATCTCTAACCCATAACTGAGCCGCTTGTCCAAAGTTACCAACTAGGAATGTTCCAGGGTTAACTTCGTTATTTACAGCGATTGGCACACCTAAGAAATTAGGTTGTAACCCTTGATAAACTTGATCCTTTAGATAGTTATTATTACTATCTTTTAATAATAGGATTTTATGAAAATCAGTTGGGTTTAATAAGATGTAATCAGCTTTGTAATTAGCAATCTGTAATTGGTTGATTGCCGCAACTAATACGTCAAATTCATTTGCCGCTTCAACTGATTGATAAAATTTACCATTAGATGAAACATCAAAGTTAGTTCCTGAGTTATAGAAACCATCTAGGTTTGGAGCTGATCCATTTCCGCCAAGGATTTGGTCATCCTCAACCTCCATTAATTTTGCCGGTACTCTAGCTGATAGGTAACTAGAAATTTGAGGCGTATCATGTAACATCTCATCAGATATTCTTAAATACGTTCCAATTTTTCTAACATTAGCATCAGTTGCAGTCATGTCAAAGTCAGTTTGACCTAGTGTTGAACCCTCAGCCGCAGCCGCTGCTCCATTACTATATCCGCTTTCTTTAACATATCTTACAACATCACTATTAGTTGAACCAATAGGAATAAGTTGTCTGATGTTTTGTGGCGTTGTAGGATCGAATTTATATCCTGGTATTCTTTGTGGTGGTATTACATCACCAGTAAAGTCAGCCGCAACAGTCATATCAGCTTTTATTTCAAATGCTGATGATCTGTTAGAGCCATTTCTCATTGAATCTAAAGCACCCTCTTTGATAGCTTTTGTTAAATTGCCACCAAATGATTTATCTTCTTTTTGAGATGCTTCGAATCTCTTTTTGTTAGATACTTCAATAGCATCCATTCTCTCAGTGAATTTTTGTGTTAGGTTTTTGATCTCTCCTTTTAGAGCATCATCTGCCTTGCCAGTTGCTGATTCAACTGCCTGTCCATGAGCTTTTTCCAATTTAGCATCTATAATATCGCCTAATTGGTCAAGCTGATTTTTTACATTTTCATTCATTTTAATAGAATTTTAAAGATTATTAATTAAATATTTGTAAATATCAACCTCTTGACTTTTTTCGACTGGCTCAGTAGTTTCCTCGACTGGCTGAGTAGCATTAATGAAATATGTTTTGAGTTTAAGTATTTCTGATTCAAGGGCATATCCCATATCATCCGATATGTTGCCTTTTCTTAGCAGCTTACAAATGTTATCATAACGCTTGTAAACCTTATCAATATCGACCATTCCTTTTACATCTAATATCTTTGCCTGGTCATTAGCGGCCATCGTAACGGCACTTATTTCATATAGTTTAACCTCTCTTATTTCTCTGTAATCATTCATCATTTCTTTTACAATTGGCATAATACCAACTGAATTTTCAGTTATCACACCGGCTTTCATTAGCTCAATCACATCATTACCTAATTGAGTTTTTGGAATCTCGGCTGTAAATACCAATCCTTTTTCATCCTCATAAAGCTCATTCATTTTACCAATTGGTTGCATCATATCGTGTTGATATAAATACTTAACTCTTTGGCCATTCTCTTGAATTGTTTTTTGATATGCACCACGCCTAATAATATCCATGTCACTATCCTTGTTGTCAAAGTAAGATCCATAACCTTTTACAATATTATTTTTCTCATCTAAATCAATTATTTCATCCCCAATTGGTGCTGATTTGTATATAAAATTCATAATTATATTTTTTACAAAATTAGTAATTTTTTATTAT